GTCGACTGGGACGAGGTGTCGAAGGAGGTGGCAACGCGATACCCCGTCGGCCACAGCCACGCTTTCGAAGCGGGAGTCCGGTATGAAGCGGACGTGATAATCACTCGTATCGCGGATGATCTCGGCTTACCGCGTTGGGATTCATCAATCTGCCGTCGCACTGCCAACACAGTGGCTGCCACCGGGTTTAAGATTACCGGGCAGCGTCACTGCTACACCGCCGCCGATCTGGCGGCGGAGTATCGCAATGACACCATCCCCAAGAACGCCCTCATCAGTATTGTTGATCAGGATTGGTACCTCGGCCCGTCAGGGCTTGATATTTATGAGGGCCACCCGATTGCAATCTACACCATTTTCGGTGAGGGCGTCGCGGGGCGCCGGCCTGGGTCAAACTGGGCCATGCTCCCTGACAATAGGATGGTTTACAAGGTGGATGGCGGTCGCGAGTATCTTCATGCACTGAACGATTGGCGTCAGGACGATCTCTTGCTGTCCGGCCCGTTTACCGCGACTTTGTACAACCTCGTACACATCAAGTGTCGTCGCGACCCCATGCGCGGGGTCGTGCTTCTGTGCCCTTCGGCGCGTTTTCGCGTCGGTGGGTGGGTACTTCACGGCCTCAGCTTTCTGGGGGGTCTCAGCTTGCCGCGTCTGAATCAGGTCAGCGGCATTCAGGTATGGGGCAACCCCGGTGCTCAGGTTGTCGGCGCCCTGGTTTCGACGCCAGGGCGCCCGGCATCGGTCAGCTTGCGTTGGCACGAATGCTTGGACGGATCCTGCGTCACTATTTCGCAGAACTCGTTCGCTGCACTCCGTGCCCGCTCTTTAGTTGATGCTAAGAACGGCAAGCCGCAGATCCCGGCCTATTTCTTGCAGTCTCATAGCAAGGCGTTTGGCCTGGAGGACAACATGGCAGATTTCACGCTCATTTCGGCAGCACTCTTGTGAGAAAGTCCCGTTCTTCACCAACACGTTCATACCAGTCGTGCTTGGTGAGGAGCCGGAGCTCGTCAAGCAGCACCGGAGTGTGCCATGCCCTGTTGCGCCAGCAGTTGCTTCTGCGAATCCGGACGTGGATAAGTATCTTGCTGTCAAGGCGCTGTTAGACAACCGCAATTATGTCACCTGGGATGTGCGCAAGCCGGCTGATGTCGACCTTGAGGAACAACTCCTCAACGGCGACATGCCTTACAGTCGTGCTGCGCTTCTCGCAGGCTTGCGCGTTGTCGTTGCGACAGTGTCTGACAAGCTCACAGGCGGGGTGAAATACCAGCCACTGGGTGAGGACGAGGTCCGCCTGCTGCAAGCGCGAGCGCAGCAGGTGGCGCGCAATAATACGCTGTGGTCGTTAGGGTTCGACCAGCGTAGTGGGGATTTGTATATCA